TTGGGTTCTGATTGTGTTGATTTTGCTTGTGCAGGTTTGTCATCTTCTGCTTTCTTTTTCTTCTTATCTACAAACTGTAACTTACCATCTTCAGTAGTCGCAACAAATTTTCCACGGGAGTCTAACCAACCACCGTGACCATCACTTACAAGGTTCAGTTTTCTCGCTTGCATACTTGCTTGCGACTGAGCCTCATTCAGGAACTGAAAGAAACTTTTCATTTATATTGATAATCCTTATACATTATTTAGCGTTTATTATCCCCGATATAATAGTTTAAGCATAGTAAATGCTCCAAGTTTTCCTTTCTGTTTTGCTTCTCTATATTCAGAGTCACTTCTAATTGTCATAGTCAAAGTCATTTTTTTATTGTTACTACCCTTCAAATCTATAAACCACTCTTGAACAGAACCTGGTTTTACATATGCATTTACTGATTGAACAGCCGGTAAAAAGTCTCTAAGAGGATCAGTTGCACTAGACTCCGCCTTAGTGCCAATAGCTTTTACAAGCATCATCGGAACTTCGACATCTTTTTTCTCCAACCTAAATTCATCTTCAATCCATGCTTTGGTCGCATTTACGTCACCGTTTATCATGGCGATTAAACGTTGTCTGCATATAGTATTCATCCTAACATATAATGCTTCAAACATTATATTGTCATATTTAAATAGATCTAACATCTTTGCCTTTAACTCTTTATTTGGTGTTTGTCTATTTGCACCAAGGACGAGATAATTATTTTTATTGACAGACTTTGGTAAATTTGGTATGTGAGAATAAACTTCAGTCCACAATTCTTCTTTAAGATTTTCAACTGCTCTTGGATATTTTTGTTTCCATGCAGATTTTCTCATGGTTGTTCCAACATAAGAATTAAGTTTTGGTTCTTTAGATTTTGAAGTTCCTGCTTTTAAACTAATTCCCATAATTTTGGGATGAACTTTTTTATCTTTAAACATTATAAAGATATCACCTGCATGATTATTGGGAACACCATTTGGTTTTTCTCTATATCCCCAAACAACTTTTTCTATTTCTCTTTGATGATTATAATCATAAATCCAATTCAATATACCTACAGCATTTTCTAATTTAGTTTTTTTCATGGCAGGTCTAATCCGTGCCATTTTCGTAATATATTCTTTTGCAGATTCAATATTACTAGAATTCACAAAAGATTTACTTGCTCCATTAGAAGATAAGTCAACTCCTTTGATAAACTCTTCTAGATCATCTGCAGTTCTAGGATGAACACCAGAGTTAAAAGCAAGTGCCGGAAATAATTCCGTTATGGTAGAATTAATTGTGGTCTGTTCACCACCAGACAAATATGGAAGATCTTCCATTACCTTTTTTAGGTATTTATGGAGTTAAGCGGACTCGAACCGCTGACATCCTGCTTGCAAAGCAGGCGCTCTACCAACTGAGCTATAACCCCGAGAACCCCGAAGGGTCAGTGATCGTGATCTTCAGGAAGATTTGCTTCGATCTGTTCATCCAGATGCTGAATGAATTTACGAATACTCACTGTTCTTTGTGATGGAAATTCATAACTATCTTGCTTGGTATGCTGAAACAAATATGCACGAACAAGTGCTGCATCGTGAATATTTACTTTTAGATCAATATCGATGTTGCAACTCACAGGTCTCCCTCCTTACGATTTTCAGAATGATGAACATCAAACTCACCACCAGGATAACGTGCTTTCAGTTTATCCACATTCATTTCTAGCACCTCATCAAAGGTTGTGTCAAGTGCCATACATGCCTGTGCCAGATACCAACAGATATCACCCAGTTCACGTTTCATGTGAAAGACATTCTCTTCGTTGTAAGGTTTGCCCTGGAAGATGATCTTCTTCACAACCTCAGTAAACTCACCAGACTCCGCACAAAGACCAAGAGCTGCAGTCAGAAGTTGTGTCACATTACAATCTTCCTGAAGTTCAAGAGAGTTGGTGCGAGTAAGGAATGCAGCATAATCCAAAGAAGGATCGCTGGTTACTCCTTTTACAAATTCAACGTATTTTTCAGTATCAACTTTAGTCATGGAAATCTGTAATAAATGGTTCTTGGCAATTTTGAGGAAGTTTCTGTTGAGTTGGTAGTTTCTCACCACCAACTTCAATATACTCTACTTCTTCCCAGCTACCACCAACACCACCGTCCATATTGACTACGATGTCACGGGTAGGGAGTTGCCTAGTGTTAGAAATATTGATGATGTCACCAGGCAAAGGATTGAACGTAAAGTAGTGTCCATCCCAGTATTTGTTTCTGGTATGCATAAGATTGACTGCATCTCTTTCGATACCACAGTCAGCGATCTTTTTACCGTCTGGATCGAAGACAGAGTAGTATCCGTTCAAAACTTAAATCCCTCAAATGATTTCTTTGGTTTTGCTTCCTCGTAATTATACTCCTCTTCTTTACCACTGTCAATAATGTCTTCCTGTGCTGACTGCTCACAATCATACAGACGCATCTTGGCACGGTCGATGCCAACCACAAACCTCTTAGAGATGGTTGGATCATTATATCTATTCTTCAACTGCTTCACCATAATTTGCCCGAGTCCTTCAAGATCTTCAGTTGAAATAAGGGCAAACATAAGATCAGCAGTAGCAGGCAAACCAAAGGACTCACTAGTATCAGTAAGCTCCACATCACTGCTACCATAACCAGAACGAGTGGTCTGGGTGGCAGATACGATAGGGACGTTTGCCTCGCAAGCGAGTCCTCTAAGTTCCTCAGCAATAGCCTTGACAACTGTATATGAATTGACATTACTACCTGCGCGATACCTTTCGGAAGCACATATATTAAGGTAATCAACGAAAATAATATCAGGTCTAAATGACTTCTTAAGTGCAAGTTCATTAAGAAGTGCCCTAAAGTGGCCACTATGTGCAGAAGCAGTTGGATACTCCTTAATAATTAGGGACCCTTGCGTTTTTTGTGCAAGTTTTGTCACCTTTTCCTCAAACATTCCCTTAGGCAATTCAGTTATCTCTTGGATAGGTATATTGAGAAGGTTAGCATCAATTCGCTCTGCAATTTTTTCTTCAGCCATTTCAGCCGTGATGTATAGTACGTTCTTCCCTCCCAGGAGTGCGGAAGCTGCAACATGGCACATAAACAAACTTTTGCCGACACCAGTGCCAGCGAGAGCAATATTAAGCGTTTTGTTCGGGAGACCACCTTTCGTAATCTTGTTGAAATACTCAAGATCAAATGGAATCTTGTCTTCTTTGCGATGGTATGATTCATATCTCTCCTCATAATCGAGCAGGTAGTCATGTCCTACATGAGCATCAAAAGAAACTGCCAGAGCTTCTGACAGAATACTAGGGATCGCATCACGATCTTTCTTGTCATCCTTTCCATCAGCAAGTGCGATGGACTCCATCAGTGCCAGATAGATGGCACGATCACGACACCACTTCTCTGTAGTATCACACAACCATTCATAGTCAGTAGCAGAATCCTCAAGATAACTGATTAACTTAGTAATCTCTTGGAAAGAAGTATCGTTGATGTCTTGTCGTTTCTCTACTTCAATACAAAGAACTTCTTTGGTTGCAGGTTGATTATATTCACTTACGAATTTGACAATCTCTTCAAAAGTAATTTTCTGATGAGGATCCTCAAAGTAATCTGATTTAATGAAAGGAACAACCTTACGAAGATACTCCTCATTATACAGCAGATTTCTTAGAATTAGGATTTCAACTTTGTCCATGAGGGATATCGAATACAAATGTGATGCGTGTCTCGTCACCGATGTTAACGGTTCCGTGAGGTAGTTTGTTGTTAAACCATAGGAGAGTCCCTGGTTCTACGATGACAGTTTCTTTGCCGCAGAAATATTGATACCTTCCAAGTATGGAAAGGTGATACCTGTTTCTGCTCAGGTAGTATGTTCCTTCGTCAATATGTGCTCCTACAATCTCATCTACAGGGAGTGAAAGAAAGCCGCATCGATGAATGTCTGCTTTCTTAAAGTGCTTGCGTATGATCTTTCGGATCTCACTGTGATGAGCGTAGGCAGGGGTTTTGATGTTGATCTCAGAGTCTCCCACAAAGTCGTCTTTGTGTTTGACACCACCTATTATAAGTTGAAGTGCGCTGACTGGCAAGTCTGCGAATCCTCTATCAACTAAGGACTGGGAGTCCTTCAGATTCTTCTGATGGTCCCAGTCCTGTGGATATTTCTTTAGTTGTTCAACTACTTTCTTGACGTTGATCCCCGTCTTCAGAATCTTGATGCTCATACTTATCAACTATTTCTTGATAAAATTGTCGTGTCCATCCATCATTATGGCCAGAATTTGCTTCTACTTTTGCCTTGAGATATTCAAGATCATGATCCATAACTAAACTCCTCTTTTGCGATTTCATCCAGTTTCTCCATCACTTCAGGTGTGAAGTATGTTTCTGGATCTTTAAGAATTGCCTTGGCATAGACTTTCTTGCCGTCTATCTCATAACGACCTGCCACATTTTTCCAGAGACCACCAATCTCTCCCAGTTCAAGAAGACCATAATATCGATCAAGACCACGCTCATCGTAATAAAGACGCACTGTAACATCTTTGTTCTCCTTACTTAAACGCGACTTTGCTGTCTTAGCTTTAATAAGATTGCCAACGACTTCTGTTCCATCCTTTTCTTTCTTTTTGCTGAGATAAATGATCGTAGACGCTGCATATTTGAGGCCGCTGCCTCCGCCCATTTCTTTGGTGGGAACGTATGATCCGATGACATCGTAGGTGTGGTTGGTAACGATTAGTGGGATGTTTGCCTGACCCAACTTGAGAGTGAGCATACGGAACGCACCTTTAACAAGTTGGGATTTGGTCATGTCCCTAACTTGCTTATCATCTAGTGCGTCACGAATTTCTTTCTCTGTGGAAAGCATACCCAGAGAGTCTAGCACAAACATGCAAGGTCTGCGTTCGTCTTCTGGTTTCTTAAGGTATATATCTACTGCCTTCAAGGCTTTGGTCCGAAACTCTTCAATTGTTACAACATTTACAACTACCAGTCGTTCTAGGTCGATCCCACGACTTGCGATAAGACCCTTGTTAACAGCGGCTTCAGTGTCAAAATATAGACAATACCCATCAGGATTAGCATCCAGGAAATTCTTGACAACTGCAAGCGAGAAGAAAGTTTTTCCAGTAGAAGACTCCCCAGCGATGGCAGTAATCTTATTCCCAGATACGCCACCAAATATGCTACCTGAAACGAGTCCGTTAAAAATGTACGAACCCGTGTCCACAAAGTTTTCAGTGTCGTCGATGTCTCTTGCGAGTTTGGTGTAGTCATCTCCGATCTCTTTTACAATCTCTTTTAAAAAATCCATTACAGTACAAATCCAAATTCTTCACGGGCAATTTTTTTGTAAGGACCACCAGGGTTCTTATCACGAATATCTTTAATCTTATTCAGTTTTTGATAGAGAGAAGTGTCCCCACCAAGTCGCAGTGCGCTGACGATAGTAGCAAGTTCTTTATCGGTGATAGGTAGGTCCATTAGGAGAAAAATAGTTCTAGGTTTACAGTTTTTTCGACATTCCATCCAATAGCATCAAGGATGGATTTCAGTGGTTCGACAAAGGACTTTTCAAATTGTAGATCATAGTCGATGTACTTGTCAAGATCAAGTTCGCGTGGAAAATCTTGAATAAAGGAGATGATGTTTTCATGAATAATGTTTGGTTTTTTGAGATAACAGAATTTAATCTTTTCACCATTTTGTATTAAAGAATACTTATTAGTAAGTTTCTTCTCTTTAATATAATGATTAAACAGAAGAGCTCCACGACAGTGAATAGGAGTTCCCTTCACGTAAATGTCAGATGAGGATTTATATTTCACAACATCAGAAACTGATCGCGGAAAAGAAATTTGCTCTGGTGGCAATTTCTTAAACTCTGCGCGAGACTTATCGATGAAGTCAATCACATCTTCCTCAGTGCCACTCATCATCAACTTCAAGGCATCCTTAATCATCTTCCTACACGGAGCAGGAGTAGATGATTTGACTGCCTCAATACCCATCATCTTAAGTTTGGGATCTTCATAACGAACACCCTCACTATCCCACACGTTGAGAATGTATCGTTTCTTCGCAGTCCAGATACCACGGTCAGCAATATTCTCACGTTTCATTTGCATCTTCTGATCATACGCCGAAACGTAGTCCGCAAGGTTCTGGTAACACTGGTCGATATATGGTTCAAACTTTTCTTCACAGATCTTGTTAAGTAAGGAAACAATTGCAGCTTTGTCGCTAGACTTAGAAGCAAAAAATTTATCAACAAGAGGTCCAAGATTAAGATAAATTGAATCTGTGTCAGATGCAATTACGTAATCCTCTTCGGTTGTTTGCAACAGTTTATTTAGATACTCATTCATCTTACTCTCAATCCAACGGATAGAGACTTGACCAGAAAGCGTAATCGCTTCCGCGTTGGCCAATTTGTAATACCTAAAATACTGATTACCGATTGCACCATAAGCAGAGTTGAGTGAAATCTTCTTAGCCATCTGGATATTATTGCAGCGGGCGATCTCTTTCTCCAGAGTCTTTGTAGGAGTCTTTTCATAATCTTTCTTTGCCTGGATCATCTTCTTCTTGAAGATTACACGGTCGCCATACATCTTCTCCATGAGTTCTGGTAGAAATCCACGAACATCCTTACGATACATGGCACCATTAGCACAGACTGCATTATCCTTGTATAACTCAAAGTTTATCTCTTCATCAAGTATTCTATCCACTGTTGCTGTGGGATGTCTCTCCTCCAGAAGCGTTTCTGGGGAGATATTGTACTGCATAATAAGATGAGGATACAGACTATTGAGGTCAAAACTGACAACCCAATCATACTTTCCTGGAATCGGTTCCTTGACATAAGCACCAGCGTACTTTTCGTTTTTGTCTGAACGAATCTTTGGCGGAATAACGATATCACGTTTCTTCAGATAGTTGTAGATAATGTTATCCCACATGCGGACCTGATAAAACACATCAGCATAGTTAACCTTGGCATCATAAGCCATAGTCAACGCAAGTTCAATCAGTTTCATCTTGTCTTCCAAGCGGTCAACAAGTTCTACGTCGATTATATTGTACTCGATAAACTTTTGCCACCCTTTGGTATAGAAATCCTTAAAAGTGTCAAACTCAGAGTGGTCTAGTTTCTTCTGACCCAACTCCACCTCAGCTATGTAGTCTAGGCGATATGATTCCTGTGCTTTGTATGTGAACTTTCTGTATAGATCAAGATAATCAAGTTGAGTAAGTCCACCAACGTCAAAGGTGATCTGCTTCCTACCCTTAATAAAAACCTCTCCTTCGGTCACAAGACCCCAGTTGGAGAATCTCTTCATCAACTTCTCTCCAAGCACCCTGTTGAGGCGCTTACAGATGTATGGGATATCGAACAGTTGAATGTTCCAACCAGTTACCACGTCAGGGACATCCTGCATCCAGTGGTTGATGAAGTGGCTCAGCAGTTCATGTTCTGAGGGACAGTGATAATAAGTAACATTCTTCTGCTTGTTAATAAAAGGTTTCACACCCCAAGTAGTAATCTGCTTGGTGGTATAGTCCTGAATTGTAATCGCAAGAATCTCTTCTGATGCGGACTCTACATCAGGAAATCC